ATATTTAGCTCTCACATGAGCAGGAATTGTAATTCCGATAGGTGCTCTGTAATGCTGCATTGCATAGTATTTATACCTCAAATTCACTCTACTCTGATAGAGACTCAATTTTTTTCTGAGATAATCAATCCCTCTTAATTCCAAACCGTTCTCCTTTCTTTGTGATGATTTGGCACGAGAAAAAATGTACAGTGACGGCGTGAAGCCCTCGAGCGCCTAGTGGGAGGGGGATACCCCCCTATCCTCTGCTAGGACTTACTTCACACATATCTGTTATTTTTTCAAATTCTAAGCATTCATTATTATTTTTGATATTTTTAAAAAATAATATAATTTTTCTTTTTTGGCTTCTTCAAGCTCTGTACTTTGTCCAATCTCTTGACTGTGGCAGGTTGCGATTGCCTACAACAGTAGCATTGGCTGACCTATCGTCAGCATATAACTTATCAGACTTCTGTCTGTTGCATTGCCAGTGCGCTAGCTGTAGGTTGTTGATGTCTGATGGATGACCGTTTCGATTGATTGGAATGATGTGATCGATAACTGGTGACAAAGGATGTGGATACTTCAATGACTTATCCACTGGTAGTCCACAAATCCCACAAGTATTTCTGGTCTTTAGAATAATCTTTTTATTCTTTTCAAAAGCGACTCTGTGAGGACCACTCCGGTCCGGTCTATCCTGGGGGGTATTCATCTAGGGAGGGGGTCCTTTCTTCTTAGGGGAGGGGGATTGGTATTCTCAAATATACCCCCTCGGTATCTTTCAAAACAGGGGTGTTTTTAGTGAACCCACCCCCTCTTGTATTTAACATATCTTATATTCTGTTAAATAAAACTAACATTCTTAAAAGTCAACTGTAGCAAGTGCTTACATCTGTTTCATTAAAAACTGATTTACTTTTTCTCAATATGTAAAATAAATAGTCATTTAATAGCTAAAATTCATCATTGAATCATCTAATTCATCCTGCTTAATACCTATATAATCAAGTGTGATATCTGGAGATGAATGATTAAATAATTCCATCAAGATCGCTACATTTTGATTTTTTCTGTAATGATGATAACCAAATGATTTTCTCATTGAGTGAGTCCCAATGTTTTTAAGGCCAACATGTTCAGCTGCTTGCTTTAATATTTGATAAGCTGCAACTCTTCCAATATGAACGATTCTTACTCCGTCTGTCCTAACTTTTTTCTTACTTGGAAATAGGTAATCATAACCTTTAAGGTCATTTGTTTTAATGTAGTGACTTAAAGCTTTTCTTAATTCAGGGTTGATAGCAAATCGCTTGACCTTACCAGTTTTCTTTTCAGTAACCTCGATTCTATCACCTGTCACTTGTTTCACTTGGAGAGGTATGATATCGCTGATGCGCATTCCAGAATACAGACCGCACATGATTAGGACATAGTTTCGCTCACTCTTTGATTTTAAAAAGTCTTTCATCCGTTCAATGTCATCAAGTTCACGAATAGGTTCTACTTTTTTCACGATATCACCTCCAAACTCAAATAAAAAGACAGGGTGTGCCTGCCTTTACAATTATTTCATAATATAATTTTAGCACATAAAATCATATATCCACTCCGAACTTACTCCGAATTTACTCCAAAAAAACTCCGAATTTACTCCAAAAAAACTCCGAATTTACTCCAAAATCTCAACCTGTTCACCATTGCGGTATAACTCTGCAAATGCCATCAAAGCTTTCTCCAAAATATCATAGTATGAACTTTCTGAAATTGATAAATCCCGAGAAATTACTTCATCTTTCTTGCAATCCCACTGAAGATACTTTTCAAAAAGTATCCTACGATATAGAGGATCGTGTAAATTACTAACTGCTTGTTCAATTGCATCCAGCTCAAGTTCTGCATCAACTTTCCGTATAGCTAACTTCTCAACTTGACTATTTCTTCCACTTGACTGGTTTCTAGGCATGAATGAGTAGGTTGTCGTTACTCTCTGACCTTCAGTGTCATTGGCCACACGACGCCATCGAGGATATCCCTTTAAAATTTTCTTGGCATTTTCTTTTGTTTTAGCTTCATTTATATCAGGAAAGAAGGGCATTGCTCACCTCGTTTCTATCTCAAGTAATTCTTCCGTCGAAATCTTCGTGATTTCTTCCACTTGATAATCTTACCATCGTTATTATTATTGAAATAATCTGGCAATCTTGCTGTTGGACTTTCTTTATAGACCACTTTTTCAATGACCTGGACTCCAGGCATCATTTCATCATCTATCCATCCAACTAACCAAGCAGGATTCACGTCATATGTTTTAGCAATCATTTCGATTTGCTTAATCGACGGATATCCACCTCGTTCATACAAATGAATTGTATTTTGTGAAACACCTGTTTCTTTTGCCATCTGTCCTACAGAGAGACATAGGTCCTCTCTAAGTTCTTTCAATCTTAGCTGCATCTTGCTCTCCACTTTCTAGTATTAGCTTTTATGAATGTAGCCTGCTCTTGCATCTGCTTCCATTCATAATCCATGATGATTTCAAGTTGATTGTTACAAAGACCTTTTAAGAAATCATTTTGAGCTTCTAGCTTCTCAATATCCTTATAGGCCCTTTCATACAGTTCATCTTCCAGAAATCTAATGCGCTCTGCCATTGATTCCTGAATAATGATGTAAGTTGGTTTCTTGTACTTTGCCATTACAATATTACCTCATCTCCTATTTTAAGAGATTCATAGTTTGTTTGAGTAACTACGAACACTCCGTAATTTTGCACGGTGATAGTGTACATGTTGCCAATCTTCTCCTTTTGTAAGACTCTGCCTTTTATTTCTGCGCCTTGATTATCGGATCGATAGATAACCATCGGCTTTTTCTCTTCTAAATTCCGAATCTTGTCCATCTGCCAGATGTTCAATCCAGCAGATAGCAGAATCCAGATAACTATGAATCGTTTCATTCTGTGACCTCCTCAAAGTAGCTATGAAATTTACTTAAATTGATAATAGCAACCTCTTCAACAGAATGCTTTTCAATATCAAAATCTGGATCGTTTTTCCCAAACTCTTTCTTTATGGCTTTTTCAGCAAGTGAAGGCAAAGCGAATATACTTGCCCCATTTCTTAAAGCGAGCGCTTGACCATATTCGTTTACTATTCGATAACCTACATCGAACGGTCTGATTTTCGCAGGGATTTTTATGCGTTTGCTTTCAGTTTTTGTAGCTTGTTCAAGTGTTTGTACCATCACTCTACTCCTTGCTCTTAATCTCTCCAGTAAGTCTATTTTCTAAAATATGACTTGTATAGCAAATATCGCTTTTATATGTATAGTGATCAATGGTTTCTTCTTCCCACTGACTTCGTGTGTAAGGGTATCTGTTTGGTCGTTTAATTTTCATCATCACAAAACACCACCATTCAATTTATTGAATTCTTCTTTGGTGAACCCTTGACTAATAGTTATTTCAAAGTTTCTAAAAGAAATATCACCAGATTGTAAATCACTTGCATTAATATTCCCGGATTTTACAACACTAGCATCTGGAATAAAAGTTTCGAAAACTCTCCCCATAGCGGAAAAAGTATTACCTCCATCTGTACTGATTTTAATACCTATGGGGTAACTGTTAAACAGTTTGCGATACTTCCTAATCAATCGTTTTCGTGTTTTATTTAGAGACATCACTCAACCTCCACGACTTCAAACAAAGAACTGTTGAATACTTCTCCGAACCCAGCATCTTCTAGCTCTTTGCGGGTGTGTTTTGTTTTATAAAGTGAGTTTTCTTCCCGATCAGAAAAAAGCCATTTTTTAGAATGTTTTTCGCAGTTCAAAGTTTCGTGATTTCCACAAACACCTTTCACTTTAACCAAATACCGCTTCTCTTCCTTGTTTGTGTAGCCGTCAAGCCATGCGCGAGCGACTAAATCAAATGGTCGTTCTTGCATAAACCATTTACCAACTTCTTCATTTGTGAAATCAAAATCGAATAAGTCTGCTACGTCTTTGCAAGATTTTCTAGCTTCCTCAATCCAATCTGCCACAAACTGAGGTATTTTGACTTTATTCAACTCACGTCGAATCTTATCAGCATCCTTCAATTGATTACCAACCCATGCTCCCTCAAGTTTGCCTTGCTCATAGCCTTCACGCCATTTTGCATGACTAAAATCTTGCTCAAATTCACCCATGATAGCCTTTAGCCAAACTTCACGATTATGCAATGGCAATTCTCGTAATCTTGCCAGTATGTTTTTGACATAGCGAGGCGCTTCGTCTGCGTGACCTGTTTCTGGTTCGTCTAGTTGTTTGATTGATTCCAATATCCAATTTCTATTAATTGTGATTGTATCTGCGATAGGCCCCTCTGTATAAGGCAAAACCTCGATGCGTTTAATCAAATCCTGCTTATTCATCTTCCCTTCCTCCATAAATCAAATAAACTGCAATAACTAACTGAGACATGCCTGGTGAATAGCCAATCCAATCATCAAACTCCTTAGATTTTGGCAACCAATCCTTAGTGGCTCCTAAATCATAGTCTTTAGGTTTTTCATCAGCGAAGATACATTCCATCACTCCCATAAACGTCATGCCATCTTCCGCCATTTCCCAGAAATAGTCCGCCCGGTCTTTCACTGCTTGCGGTAAATCTTGTTTGGGAGGCTTGGGTTTCCCGTCTTCTACCGACCAGCCGTATACTCCATTAACTTTTTTCTTTAATTCTTCCATCATCTTCCAACTCCTTTTTCCTTTATGCTGCTTTTGGTACTAATTTCGTTTGTTTCATCCATTCCTTGGCTATGTCCCATACTTCAGCTGGTACATCTTGGTTATACTTGCCACGAAATTGGGCTATCTTCCCCTGCCTTACTTCGAGTGTGTAAAGAGGTTTTTTAGGTTGATTTGACAGGCGGACAAACACTATTAAGGTATTACCTTTAAAATGCTTGTCTGTGTATGAGCTTACGCAGTGATGTAGCTTCTTGCCCTCATAGATCAGCTCGGCCACTTTTCTAGGAACATGAAATGCGTATCCCTGGATAGTCTTATCCATTCCTTCTCTGAGTTTGAATTCTGCTTCAAGCTGCTTGCGTTTCTTCTTATCTTCCATTTTGCGTTTTTCTTCAACGAATTGATTATATAATCCAACCGTGTGATTATGCATGGACGTGAAATCCTTTGGCACAAGCATGGCATCACCTTCAGGCTCAATATCCATTTCTCTTAACATTTTGAGGTAATCAAGATATTCATTGAATTCAATACTATTCTTGATAACCCAATTCTGAAACTTATTGATCCCGATACCTTTCGGTATATGCTTGATATCGTGGTAAGTCAGATAAGACTCAATGCCAGGTATCAGCTGGCCGTTCCGTTCTTTTAATCGACGGCTCAACTCAAATTCATTAAAACTACGATTTGAATTCTTGAAAAATTGTTTATTCTTCTGAAGCCATCTGCGATTCAAGGTTCGCATATCTACGTTTTTTGTGAATCCAGTATAACCTGGATACATGATTTCGTTGGCCAATTTGTAAGCATGGATTTTTTGAGCAAATTCAATTTCAAACTTATATTTGTAAAGCCGTTCAATTTCCCAGTAGCAAATATTCCCGAACTTCAAATATTTGAGTTCAGATACCTTTTTAAGTTTTTCAACCCAGTTGTTTGGATAGAATTTATTACCTGTATAATATCCTCCGCTAAAGAAATTAGCGAATAGATACGGATAAAATTGCCTGTTGTAATCTTGGCCAATCTTTATGTGCTTGTCGTTCTCGAACCGCTCTAGATTAGTAAGTTCCCAATCGATAAACTGTTTCCCTTCAACCAACTTCGACCAAAATACATAAGATTGAATCTCGATACGTTTCGAAGTGCTGAGAATGATAGAGAAAAAATAAGTCTTGTCATAAAAAGTGAGCCGTGACGACTTCGTCAACCGCTTTTCAATACAATAACCAAGGTTCAAATCTGAAGCAATTATTGTCTTGTCCTTATTGCTCCATTTATACGTTGTGATTTGCGAGTAGCACCAGCGCCAGAAATCTGCAGGTGGTTTCAATCGTCTATCAGCTTCTCGCTTGCATTGTTCATGTTTCATTCATCCAAGAAATCGAAAATGCTCATTTGCTTTTCGACTACTCCTTT